CAAATGTTGTTACCATAACAAAAAAATACTATTTTTGTTCGGCATTAAAAAAATTCTATTAAAAATCTAAAAAATGCTATAAAAAATGCTATAAAAAATGTGTTATAAAATGGTAATAATAAAATATTTATTTTAAATATATTATTATTTATACGTATATATAGAACAAAAAAAACTTTTTATAGAACAATTATTAAATAATTTTATTAAAAATATTTAAATTTATGAATTGCGTATAATATTTAGGCATTTTTTATCATTCTATTGTATAAGAATTTTTTAGAATAAAAATGCCAAATAGTTATGAATGTCAAATATGTAACTTTAAATGTAATAAATTAAGTAATTTTAAAATACATAATTTAACAAAGAAACATATAAATAAAACAACAAAAAATGAAAAAGATTCTGAAGTAATACAAAAATTTTATTGTAAGAAATGTAAAAAATGTTATAACGCAAGAAATAGTTTATGGTATCATGAACAAAAATGCAATTCAACATCCGAGGAAGATGAATTCGATGATTTTGACGATGATAATAAGATATACAATATAAAAAATATGCCCATACTTGACGGTAAATTACTGATTGAAATTGTAAAAAACACACAAGAATTCAAAAATTTATTAATTGAACAAAACAACAAAATTATCGAATTAGCTCAACAACAATCACTTATACAGAACAATATAACAAATAATAACAATAATAGTTTCAATTTAAATGTATTTTTAAATGAAAAATGCAAAGATGCCATTAATTTAATGGATTTTGTCAATTCACTGCAAGTCCAATTATCGGAATTTGAAGCAACGGGTAGATTAGGATATGTAGAAGGAATTTCCAATATAGTGATTAACCGTTTAAAAAGCATGGATGTCGGTAAACGACCCATCCATTGCACGGATTCCAAGAGAGAAACCATGTATATCAAAGATGATGATATATGGGAAAAAGAGGAGAGTCATCGACCAAAATTATCGAAAGCATTGAAAATAGTAGCCGATAAAAATTTCCAACAAATGTTGGAATGGCAAAAAGTCTATCCGGAATGTGTCATTAATAATACAAAAGAGAATGATTATTTCTTTAAAATAATTGCATCTACACTTGGAGGCGATACACCGGAAGAAGATATAAAGAACCGTGATAAGATCATACGAAATATAGCAAAAGTCGTAACAATTGATAAAACGATGATGTATTAGTAAAAAATTGATTCATTTACTTTTTATTTTTGACATTTTACAAATATAAAATGTCAACAACAACAACAATCAAAGAACAAAACCCTGTAAAAAAAGAAAAACCTGTAAAAAAAGAAAAACCAACATGTCAAATATGTGATGAAAATGTAAACGAAAGTAGTCGCAAATTAATCGATTGTCCTTATTGTTCATTCAGTGCTTGTCGCAGATGTTGCGAAACATATTTATTGAATGAATCCATTGTAAAATGTATGAATAACGATTGTAACCGCGAATGGGCAAGACAACATATGACCGAAAAATTTACAAAAACATTTATCAATAATGCATTAAAAAAACACAAAGAACAAGTATTATTTGAACAAGAAACAGCACTTCTTCCTTCTACACAACCACTTGTAGAACAAATGATAGAAAAGGAAAAAATTATATCGAGAATATGTAAAATCAATAAAACCATTTTCGATTTAAGAAATAAAAAAAGAGAACTTGAAATTCAATTATCAAATAGTTATAGAATCAATCAAATCAATAATCAAAAACAACGCGCAGAATTTATCATGTCTTGTCCAGATTCAGAATGCCGTGGATTTTTAAGCACACAATGGAAATGCGGTTTATGTACAAAATGGACTTGTCCAGATTGTCATATTATCAAAGGAGATCATCGTGATTCACAACATACATGCAATCCATATGATTTGGCTACAGCACAACTTCTACAAAGTGACACAAAACCATGTCCGAAATGTCGATTTGGAATATTCAAAATCGAAGGTTGTAATGAAATGTTTTGCACACAGTGTAATACATCATTCAATTGGCTTACTGGTAGAATTCAAGAAGCTGGTCATAATCCACATTATTTTGAATGGTTGCGTAGAAATAGTGATTCCACCAATCATCCAAGAATAGATAATTGTAATAATGAACATTTATCATATCAACATTATATTACCATTCGAAATTTATTACATGGATCAAATCCACAATCCAAAATAATAATAAATTTTCTAGAAAAAATAATAAGAAATACCATACATACTCGTTATGAAATTCAACATATCGATGCTGAACGATTTCATATTGAACGAAATCAAGAATTACGAATAAGATATATGAGAAATAAAATCACCGAAGATGAATTCAAAGTATTACTCCAACGAAATGATAAAAAATGTAAGAAAACAATAGAAATGAATCATGTATATGAAATATTAGTAAACACAATTACGGATATTATTTTACGATTTATTACGAATGTACGATCATCGAAATCCGGATGTTATAACAAAGAAATATTATATGAAATCGAAACAATTATTGATTATGTAAATGAATGTATTGTTGATATAAGTCATACATATTCGAGTAAATTAAAACAATTTACTTATGAATTAGTGTATTTGGATTCGTTAGGAGACAATCCGAAAATAACAACCATGTTTTGATTTGGAAAACTATTCACACCTTTGAACGCACAAAGTGCAATTAGTGTTCAAAGGCAGCTGTTACCGATGAACTTATAAGTTCATCGGTGTATCGTTATTGATCGGTTCATATTTTTTTCCTTTTTCACCACACATATGAGGAAATTCACGAGCTGTGCTTGCATAATAATATTCATCTTTTACAGAGTTCAATGGTTTCGCTGCAACTAAATGTTTGATAAGTTCATTTCTATATTCCGAATTTTTGTAATCTTTTACAAAATAAGCACATTTACCATATTCATTCTCCGGTAAATATACATTTGGAAAAATATATTTATTTACAGGTAAAAAATGTTTGCAATTGATACAATATTTGTGTGCGAATGCGGAAGTCATTATACCGACCAAAAAAGAATAGAATAACATGTGTATAGATGTATAGAATGGAAAATGTTTAAGTTGTTTTTTTGATTTTATCCAAGAAATATCCAAGAATTGTAATGTTGTTGTAAATAATTTCTAGTTTTTTCATAATCATTGGAAAAGTCTGTTAAAGTTTCTTTACTATGCAATAATCGACCAATATAACCAAAAAACATGATGACGAAAAGAGATAATGACAATCGTATATTTATTTCTTTCGACAAAGGTCGGTTTGTAAATATATAATTAGCAGTATTGAGAACAACGACATATACAATTGTGTGAAAAAGGATAGAAATCAATATCCTAGGCATTATTTCCTTACTGAAAAAAGTATTCCAATTCAATTTTGGGTCCGTTGTTTGTAAAAACAATTTCGTAAACATTTATGTATATATTTTATATACATAAATGTTTTGAACACATTTTTTTTGAACACATGTTTTTTGATAATTATTTGTCGTTGCACTCATTTTTGAGTGTTTGCATAACATCGGAATGTTATTCTCGCGTAATTCTATATTTGCATCTGTTTTTGTAATGATATGGTGTCCAATCGGGTTGATATTTTACACTAAATATTATGACATAAAACGATGAACATTTAAGTTCGCACGCAAAACGTGCGTCTTAAATGATTTATCGGTAATGTTGCCTTTGAACACTATCCACACTTTGTGCGGATTATAATGTTCAAAGGTGTAAAAGACTTTAAATTATGAAAAACGAAAAGCGAAAATACAAATTTCAAGAAAATAAAATATAATATAGGCTATATTATATAAAATGTGGACCGGTAGAAAAAAAACACTTGAACAAAACAAAATTTTATATTTTAACAATCGAATTAGCAGTATTTTTAAACCAGTCAATGGTGTTATACCAGAATTAGAAGAAGAAACTACATGGTTACTGAACGGTAATGATATGTATAACGCAAACAGTGGAAATGTCGGAATCGGAATAAAAACACCAGTCACCGCACTTGATGTAAGTGGAGTTATCAATTCGTCTTCTGCTTTGACAATAAACTATGTCCCTATCGCACCACCAATTGGAAGTATTACCGCATATACTTTAGCAATATCTCCACCAGGATGGTTAATCTGTGACGGCACAGCAGTGAATCGTGTAACATATGCTGCATTATTTACAGTGATCGGTACAACATTTGGATCCGGTGATAACTCTACAACATTCAATTTACCAAATTATCAAGGAGCATTTTTAAGAGGAACCGGAACCAATGGTACTTATTCTGGCCCTGCCTTAAATACATCACAAACACACGCAACACAAACACATACACATACTGCAACTTCAGTTGTTAGTGATCCTGGCCACGCACATACACAAAATACAGTCAATGATGATTATAATGGTAGTGGAGGTTCTGCATATCCATCGGGATCAAATCCAAGTTTTGGACCATATGATAGTGCAGGAAGTAAAACATGGACAAATATAAATTCACATTCTACTGGTGTTACCGTTACAACTACGATTGGAAACAATACTACCTACATAGATGCAAACGAAACAAGACCTTATAATTTTGGTGTATATTGGATAATCAAATATTAGATTGATTCCGAGGAAGTAAATTCATTGGTCAATCTCTTTTTAATCGTAAGAAAATGTTTATTAATATATTTTTGAATGGTGAAATGTGTGATATCTTTGTCTTTTGCTTCTTCGCCTAATAATTTCGATAATTTTTCATCGGGAAGAATAAACTTTTTATTTTCACGATTTTCAAGATGATTTTCTTCAATATAAGACATTAAATATTTTGTGACATCGGTTCTTGCAATATGTGTTCCTTTTTCAATTCCCATAAATTCACATAAATCATCGGATACCGGAGAAGGTAATGCAAACCCGCATTTTTTTCTTGGTTTTTTATTTTTTTTATCGTTGATTTTTGTATATTTTTTGACAAAATTGTTCATTATTTTTTCAAAACTTTTTAGTTCGTGTGAAATTTCGTCGAATGATTTTTTTTGTGTAGTGAATTTATTCTTCATATGTTCGAATTTTGTAATTAATTTTGTTAAATTGGATGGTAATTTTACATTTTCTATTTCAGGATTTGAATCTGTATCGGAATCTGTTGCACCTTGTATTCT